GGACATAATATTTTATTCCTTCTTTAAAGCTTGAATCGTTGGCAAATCCGTTACGCATACGATCTGTCATACTTTCATTATTAATTTTTACATTAGCGTTACCTATTGCTTTTTTACCTTCAACACTATCATCTCCTAGATCAGTAAGACTTCCATCCGCATTTTCTATTCTAACACCTAATCCTGCTCCTGATTTTGGTGGAACATATTCAATTGCTTTTATTAATAATGTATCTTCTGAATCTCTTGTATCTCTTCCTAAAGGATACGCAAAAACCTTTCCTGCTCCTTTTGATATGGATCTATCATTACCACCAGCACCACTATCAACTGTTAGTTTTTTATTATCACCTTTTGTGTTGGTTTGTTTTGTTTGATCTACAAACGTTGTTTTACCATCCTTAACAACAAATTTTCCTTCACCACTTCTAATCTTATCAAGATTTTTAGCGGTATATGGACCCTTATCCTTACTATCAAATAACTTCCCACCTAACATGTATCGACCTTATTTTTGTTGTATCAACTATTTAGCCTAAATCTGGCAAAAGGAATTGTTCTTAGTGATCTTAATTCTAAATCACTTACCATATACAATCCACCTGCTATTTCATTCCATGTATATTGTCTAACTTCACCCCAATGATAGTTTAATCCTCGAAAACCCCATTCAAATACAGCGAGTACAGCAACTAATGGATGTTGATCGTATTGGATGTTTGGTGTTTTTGGATTATAGATGAATACATAATAATTTCCTACTGTGGGAACTTTTCCACCTTCATTTAATACATCTAGTATATCTAATGCTAAATCTTCTGGATCTTCTGTTCCTATAAGATCTCTTAATACAGGAGCAAGTCTATTTCCTTCTCTTACATTAATTTGATATTTTACATCTTCATAAGAATCACCACCAGTTCTTCTTTTAGCTCTTCTTGCCATAATTTATACCTAATTCTTTTTCTGTGATGACTTTAAATTCCAATTGTCTATCAGCACACCATTCTCTTGCTTCTTTCCACTTTGCTTGATTTCTAGCATATTCAAATGCTTCACGAATATAACCTGGAGTTTGACGTTTTGGTTTTTTAGGTGGACTGCATTGTTTTAGTGGTTTTACTTCAATAACATATCTTTTAATTTTTCCATCATTTTGTCTTTGCTTCATATAAAAATCTGGAAAATATCGGTGTGGTTTTCCATCAGGACCACGATAAGGTATAATAATTTCTTCACTTGACCATTCTAGAACATTAGCATTTTGATCACACCAATTCATAAATTTACGTTCCCATAATGACCTAAAAGTTATATTTGTAGGATCACCTTTATATTTTCGTGGGTGAGATGGTTGATATTTTCCTTTATAAGCCATCTAAATAGATATGATATAATAAAACTATTTAGAGTGTCAGCTCCATTTCCAAAGAAAATATCACAGATATTACCGACCTTTCAAAATGTCGCACAAACATCAAATTATTTGGTTAGATTTTCTATACCAAATAGTGGTGCGTATCCATTAACAACTCATTTGAGATCTAAGGGTGTTGATGATAGATTTGATTTAGCTGATATTGGATTGTTGTGTAGTGGTGCTTCTATACCAGGAAGTTCTTTTGCTACTGTTGATGTTAGAGGAGAATATCAGGGTGTTATTGAAAAGATGGCACATACCAGACAATTCACTCAAATTGATTTAGAATTTTATGTTGATAATAGGTATAAGGCTCTTAGATTCTTAGAGCATTGGATGGAGTATATTAGTGGATCTAGTGGTGTAAGACCTCAAGAAAATTCTTATCATTTTAGAATGAGGTATCCTGAGTATTATAAGTCAAATGAAACTAGAATTATAAAATTTGAGAAGAATCATAGACAGTTTTTAGAGTATAAATTTATTGGATTATTTCCATTAGCATTAAATTCTACAAGAGTTCAATATCAGAATTCAAATGTGTTAAAGGCAACTTGTTCTTTCCATTATGATAGATATATCTCTGGAGAAACTACAACATTATCCCAGTTTGCTGGTAGAGATTTGAATTTTGGACCAGATGAGAGTAATATGTATAATTTTAGACCATATGATAATATGGCTGATATTTTAAACCCTTTACGTGAAGGAATGGGTGTTCAATATGGTTGGCCAACTAATGTTTCTAAGTCTACAACAAATAATAGTTCCACTACTGGTGTAAATAATAGTAATGCTAAAGATGGTGATTCTGGTGCAGTAGATTTATAAGTTAAAAGAACTAGTCTAAATAATTTCACTGAGTGAACATATTATGCCTTTACCACAGATTTCGACACCTACTTATGAGTTGGTTATACCTTCATCTAAGAAGAAAGTAAAATTTAGACCTTTTTTGGTGAAAGAAGAGAAGATTTTAATTCTTGCGATGGAAAGTGAAGATCCAAAGCAAATAGCAAATGCTGTTAAAGATGTTATAGAATCTTGTATACTTTCAAAGGGTATAAAAATAGACAAATTATCTACATTTGATATTGAATATATTTTTCTTAATATACGTGGAAAATCTGTTGGTGAAGATATTGAGATTATGGTTACATGTCCTGACGATGAAAAAACTCAAGTTCCTGCTGTAATACATTTGGATGAGATTAAAGTTCATATTGATAAGGATCATAGTCAAGATATTAAATTAGATGATGAATATACAATGAAAATGAAGTATCCTTCTTTAAATGAATTTGTTAAAACAAATTTGAGTTCTGGTGGTGATTTAGCTGTTGATGATACTTTTGATTTAATTGCCTCTTGTGTAGACCAAGTATATTCTGAAGAGGAGTCTTGGGCAGCATCTGATTGTACTAAGAAAGAGTTATCTGAATTTATTGAAGGTTTAAACTCCAAGCAATTTAAGGATGTTGAGAAGTTTTTTGATACTATGCCAAAACTTTCACATAAAGTTAAGGTAATAAATCCAAACACTAAAGTTGAAAGTGAGATCGTTTTGGAGGGATTACAGAGTTTTTTCGGGTAAGTATGTCGCATGAAGATCTTGCGTCATACTATAAAATTAACTTTGCATTGATGCAGCACCATAAATATAGTTTAACAGAGCTAGAAAATATGATGCCTTGGGAAAGAGAAATTTATTTAACTCTTTTACAACAGTATATTGAAGAAGAAAATTTAAAAGCACAGCAAGCATCGAATGGCTGAACTATCATCGCCAATAGCAGGAGGAATAAGAGCTGTTAGAAGAAATGTATCTTCTTCAGCATTTACAGGAAGAGCTGTAGCTCCACCTGTTGATACTATATCAGATAATATAATAGCTCAGAATAGTTTATCTTTAAATAATGTATCTGTAACTTTACAGAATATAGCAGGACAAGTAGGGCAATTAACATTTTCTTTAAATGTTATTAAATCTAATTTAGCAGTTCAATCACAATTAGATCGTCAAAGAGAAGAAGCAGAGGCACAAAGAGAGAGGCAAGCAGCACAACAAGGATTACGAAAAGGAAAAGAAAGTATAATTGAGCAAGGAATACAAAAGGCTTTGTTTTCTCCACTTAGAACTATAGGTAAGAAAACTCAATTTGCGTTGGGGAAATTAGCAAATTTCTTTACTATATTATTAGCTGGATGGATTGGTGATAAGTTAATAAAAGCTTATGGATTTTTAGCTGATGGTAATAAGGCAGCATTAAATAAATTAGCCCGTAATGTTATTGGAACATTAGGTACAATAGCTGCTGTATTATTAGGATTTAAGTTAGCATTTAAAGGTCTTCTTGTAACTTTAGGAGTAATAGCTCTTAGAATTGGTAGGTTTGGACGTAAAGGGATCTTTACAGGTCCTATGCGGATGCTTGGGAATTTAATTACAAGAGCATCTATAGCATTTTTAAAGGGAATAAAAAATCCATTTAGAGGAGGATTTAGGAATTTTTTAAAACCAGGAAATTGGAAAGGATCAACCGCATCAAATATTGCTACTGGATCTATACTTGCTGGTGGTGCTAGTATTGCTATTGATACTGCTAGTGGTAGACCATTAGGTGAAAGTGTTCCACCTGCTATGGGTGGTATGGGTGCTATGACTATTTCATCTATACTTACTAGAGGTTTAGCTGCTGGTGATTGGAAATCTAAAGTATTGGCATTTATTATTAATTCTGCTGCTTTTAATTATGGGTATGGGAAAATTGATAATATGCAACAGAATAATCAAGCTGCTCCACCACAATCTACTCCTAATGATGGTGATATTATGCCTAGCATGATGTCGCCTATAAGTGATCAAGATCTTCTTAATGAAATTAAACTTCAGAAACCAAAAAGAGATGATTTTGGTGCTGGAAGAAGTGGTGCTAAATCATTTGAAAATGCATTAGATAATTATAATGATGAGTACGGGGAACGTATAAAAACCTTAGAATCGAAAATAAAACCAAAGAATGAAATAAAGGAGATTAAGAATTTAAGATCTAAAAAAGACATGGATATGTCATCTATTGGTCAAGAACCAGATTTACCTCCACTCTTTTTACCAATGCCTGGTGCTACTGGTGGTGAAGGAGATCAACAGCAGGGTGGTATTAAAGGTGGAGCAGCAACTGGATATCCTTCTATAATGCCAGTTGATACAACAAATTCCCATGTTTATATTTCATATAAGATGTTTAATATTTCACCAGCGTTAAGTTAGATATATGGCTCAGCAAAAAACAGTAAGATTTTTAACTAAGAATACAGTTAGTATTAGAAAGATTGGGCAGTCATTATCCAATGTTTCTAAATCTTTATCATCTGCGTTTAAATCAGCTAATATTGTTAGTAGAACAACTAATAAAAATATTAGAGATTCAAAAAAATTAATACGTCGTGATTCTTCATTTTTTAATAGAAGATTGCAAAGTATTAGAAGAAAAGATCGTGAGGATATGATAGAAGCATCAAGTTCTGTTGGTCCTAGTAATTTTTTACAGAAGAATATATTTAGAAGTACTAAAGGATTTCTTGGTAGAATTTTAGATTTCTTTGGTATACTTCTAATTGGGTGGGCAATTAATACTTTACCTGGAATTATAAAAAAAATTGGTCAATTAATTGGATTTATTAAAAGAATAGTTGGTATATTTACTGGATTTCTTAGTGGCGTATTTGGGATCTTTAGTAGAATTGGTGGAGCAATTGCTGAGACCTTTGATCAACTTAGGAATTTATTATTTTTTGATGAGCAAGCAAAGATACAAGAGACTTTTGGTGATATTAATAGGGGATTTAGTAATTTGAGTAGAGATCTTGAACAAGAAGCGTATAATTTGACTAAGACTAAAGAATTGGGTTTAGATGATGCAGAGGATCAACTTAAAAAGTTTGAAAGTGATATGGGGATAGAGCAAGAGGAGGAGGAAGAAGAACCACCAAAAGAAGATGATAAGAAAGAGGATGATAAGAAAGAAGATGATAAGAAGGAAGATGTTAAAGGAACTAAAACTACACCAAAAGAGGATGATTTAAAGAAAGATGATACTGGTCCTGATACAAGAGGATTGGATGGTGAAGAATTATCACCTGAAGTAGAAGCACAACAGGATGCAGCACTTAAACAAAGTGGTTTTGAAATGTTTAAGGAAGGAACATCAAAGGTTAAGAAAGATGGATTAGCATATCTTCATAAAGATGAGGCAGTTATTCCTGCTGAAAGTGTTAAAAGTTATGGAATTGATTTTATTGAAAGAATTATTGCTAACACAGAGCAGACTAATGTTACTAAGAAAAAGGCAGCAAATCAATTATATCGTACTCTTCTTAGACAGGTACAAGAGGAGAAGGGATTTGTTACTGAGGATGAGGCTGAAGAATTATTTAAAGAAACTGTAACTAAATTAAAGGATTCTCTTAAAAAGGAACTTCCAAAGATTGAGAGTAAGGTTACTGAAATTTTTGGAGTGCTTAAACAAGCAGAGAAAACAATAATACCTGAATTGAAGGATATTGCTAAAGAATCCAAGAAAATTATAGATCAAAAGATTAAGACTAATAGATTGCCACAAACTATATTCATGCCTTCTATGCCTAGTGGTTCTGGTAGTAGTCCAGCACCAAAAGCAACTCCAAGAAAGAAGGATCCCCTTCAAAGTTCTTCTGGTGGGACAAATAAATATTTGTTAGCCGTAGATGCTCTTTCAACAGCGTTCTTATAATGTCAGCAAAGGATCCATCACAATATGAAGAATTTTCATTGAGATCAGCAGACGGAAAAAATACCGTTGATCTTAAAGGTAAGACTGTTGCATTTGAATATTTTGAAAATATATTTTCCCCAGTGATAACTGCTAAGGCAATGATTCAAAGTACTGGTGATGCTATAGAAGGACCAGATGGAAAACTTCAATCAATTTATAATGGATTGCCTTTAAGAGGTGGTGAGCAATTATCATTTAAAATTGCTGGTAATAGTGAAACAAATCCTGGATTAGATTTTTCTGATGATCCAGAAAGATATCTTCATGTAGAAAGTATTACTAATGTTATCTCAGAGACTAAAAAAGAAACTTTTGTTTTAAATCTTTGTTCTAGAGAGAATATTACAAATGAAACTTCTAGAGTTGGTAGGAAGTTTGCTTCTTCTCCTATATCAGATTCGGTAGAAAAAATCTTTAAAGATTATTTGAAAACTAATAAGAAATTGAATATTGATAAAACACAGAATAAGTATGGTTTTATTGGTAATATGAGGAAACCATTTACTATATTAACTTGGTTAGCATCTAAGTCAGTCTCAGCAAAGTCTAAAAATGAAGATGATTCTACTGCAGGATTTGTATTTTTTGAAACAAGGGATGGGTTTAATTTTAGATCAGTTGATGATTTAGTTACACAAGAACCATCTAAATATGAATATTTCTTTACTGAGGTTGTAAAGAGTGTTAAGCAAAATGTTGATTTTAATATTCTACAGTACTCTACTGATAGAAATCAGGATTTAATTGGTAAATTAAGAAAGGGAGCATTTTGTAGTCATCGTATGTTTATGAATCCTTTGACATTTGAATATACTCCATATGATAAGGGATTGTTTAAATATGAGGATTATGCTGGAAACTTTACTGCTTTAGGTGAAAAACCTGAAATTCCAGAAACGGATAGTGGTTTAGAATGGATTGATCCAATGGACGAATGGTGGCCAGTAAATTATGATCATGTTTATACAAAAGATGCAATACGAGAAGCTAATGATACAGGAGGGTTTGCTACAAAAACTGTTAGAGCAGTGAAAAGTATGTATGATGATGCTAAATATTATACACCACCAGGAGCTCGTAAACAAATAGGAAAGTTAAGTTCTTTTGTTACAGGCGGAAAATATAAGGTTGAAGAATAATGGCAGATGAAAATCAACAAATGGAGATATGGAGCTGGAATGAAGCATTTCCAGGTTTTGATATAGAAGGTGCTACAGGCATTCCTCGACAAGAATTAGAAAAAATATTTGGTGACTATGATATTAAAATTAGAGTTCCAGACAAAGACGATTTTTTAAATGCCGAGCAAACAGGTACAGAGAAATTTGAATCCGAAAGAGAAGTTTTAACACAATTTCTTAACTCTCTTCGAAAACAACTTAATATTACAGAAAAACCTTTTAATGCATATTCAGAAGAAGAAAAGAAAGAACTCATGCTA